ACTTAACACCTGAGCGCTGGGGCAACTATCAAAGATTCCTGTACCAGGACAAAGGACTGCTTGGGCTTGGTGTCTTAAAAGGAACGATGGAGAATCTGGAGGGTAATCCAGAGGTTCGTCTTCTTGGGTTCCCTGCCAACATCCCAATGGCTGGTGGTTTTGTTGGCGGCACACTCGCAGCAAAAGCAGCGTTATCCCAAAAGACTCCAGTTAATACACCTAACCGTCCAGCACGCCGCCTTGCTGGTGGCTTTGCTGCTGCAGTTGGTGGTTCCATTGGCGGTGTGTTACTTGGCAATGCAGTTAATGAGGTTATTGCAATGGGCAATCGTCCCGCTTACCCATCTACCAATACTTACGATCAGAATATAAGCTGATAAAATTAAGGTAATAAATAAGTTATAAAGCTTACATGGCTAACGAGACCCCGCTGCTTCCGGGAACCGCGGACCCCAGCTTATTTCAAAACCTAATGAATCTTCTTGGTGGGAACCGAGAGCTTCTTGGCAAAGCGGCACGTTACGGTCCCGGTGCCGCTGTTGCCGCAAGTGATCTTGCCCAAGGTGATGTCATGGGTGCAATTGGTGCTGCAGGCGGTGCATATGCTGCAGGTCAAGCAATGAAAGGTTTTGCTGGCGCAATTCCTGCCGCAGGTCTTCCCGGCATGCTTGCCAAAGGTGCTTTATATGCAGGCGGCAGTCTCCTCGGTTCTAGCATCGGTTCACAACTTGGCTCCGGCGTTGGTGCCCTTGGTAACCAGTTAATTGGTGGCACTCAAGCCGCTGTGGGTGATGCTGCTAGTGCAATTGCAGGTACTCAACGTGAAGCAGGCACCGCTGCTGGTACAGGCAAAGAAGCTGGCCTTGGTGGCATGAGTCAGCAAGAGATTAATAACATCCGCATGCTCAAAGAGATGGGCGTGAACATGCCCGCAGAAGCAGCAGAACGCAGCTTCCAAATCACGAATAAAATGAAGGATCGTGATGTGGGCCGTCAGATGCAAATGAACCAGCAGCTGGCAGGGTTAACTGCACAGCTCCAGCGTAACCTTGGTGGCATGCAACTCGCAGGTCAGGCAATGTCTGGCGCCACTGGTCTTACTTCGCAGATGCTGACTTCTAATCCTTATCAAGCTTCCGTGCTGCAGACCGGCGGCATTCGCGGCCCCATGGGCTGATAGGAGTTTAATCATGGCCTTTTCATACTCGGACCCGTCCTTTAAACCTGCTGGTGTATGGAAAGACACCATGGATCAAGCAGAAGCTATTTCTAAAAGCAGTCTTCCGGACGCCGCAAAACAAGAAGCCTTTAAAGCTTTGTACAGCCCAGACGCTCAATTAATGGGTTTTCTGGGGCCTACCTTGCAACAAGCAGCGTACAACCAAACTCCTGAAGGCAGGAAGCAACTTCTTCAGCAGCAACTGGAGTTTGATAAAGCTCGTGGTGAGCAGCAAATGAAATATCGTATGACCAACGATATTATCTCCAATATGGGTAAAGCCGCCTACGCCGCTTTTGGCGGTGGGGGTGTGCCCTATGAATATTTAGGTCAAAGCATGGCCAATATGGGTAACGCTTATTTAGCTGGACGTATGTCTGGCACTCCTGCAGCCCCTGTTGTTGGACAGCGTTATTTTTAAGTAAGGTAGAATAACAATATGGATTGGTCAAACGCAAACTTTGGGTACGACTCAACGGGTGCATTTAATTCGACCGCTAATAATTTAACTAAAAATCCTCTAAAAGGAGGTGGAGGAGGCATGGCATTTCCATTCATGGCTGCAGCAACACTTGGCAGCAGCGTCTTGGGCGGTATCTTTGGGGGCCAGCAAGAAGCCAAGAACCGTGAACTGGCGGCCAAGCTTGGAACAATGCAAGCAGAAGCCGCCATGCAGGGCGCTTTCCGCAATGCACAGATGGGCCAGTGGAATACCACATCCGCTCCTGAATATCAATACGAACTTCAAAAGCGTGCTCGTAATTACGAGAATTTATTTTTTGAACCGCAAGAGCAGTTCTTAGCTTCTGAAGGAAGAAAGCGCCAGGTACGTGACATGCTTTCCCCTGAAGCACGAGAAGCAAGTGCACGTGATCGAGCCAATCAAATGGCTATTACTGCATCTGAGCGACGTGCCGTAACAGACGCAATGTTTGGTGCGCCAGTATTTGCTTCTTCTCGTTATACAAATCCAGCCTGGATGCAGACTGCTTAAAATACAATAAAAGGAATTAGGAAAAATGGGTGGCGGTGGCAGAACAAACGTAGAGGCTCCCAAAGAGAGTCCAGAACAACGCGCTTATTATGCGCAGCTCGCAAGAGATGTTGAAACTGCACGCCAGAAAAAAAAACGACAGGAACAAGAAGAAGCTACTCGTTTATCTAACTTACGCACTGCAGGTAAAACAAACCTTGGTACATACTCAGATATTTTCCAAAAACAACTCAGGTCTGGTGCGTTAACTTCTAGTGCTGCAACAGATCAGCTTAAAGATTTCCAGCAACGGTATGGGCTAGAGGCTGGTGACATTGAACCTCAACTGCAGGCTATTAAACAATACGAACTTGAGCAACTTCCCGCTCAAAGGGAAACGCTTGTTCAGCGCACATTCCAGGACATCCTGGGGCGCAAAGCATCTGATCAAGAATTAAAAACACGCCTTGGCGAAATTTCCACATCAGGTGGCAAGCTTGATATTGATGCAATTGCTACATCACTCAAGGGTAGCGACGAATACAAAGAAAGAGTTGGCAGTAGTTATTTAGAAAATTATTATCGCAGTTACTTTGGTCCCAGTGAAAAAGTAACCGTCAAAGGAACTGAGGGCGCCCCTGACTGGCAAAAAAGTACAGGACGTTACACAATTTCCACTGGCTCACAGTTTGCTCCAACTCTTGACGAAGAGACTCAAAAAACAGTTGGGCTTAAGTTTGGAGCAATGCCCGATACCTTTACGGGTAGCGTTGGCGAAATTGAGCAGATGCAGCAGAAGATGCGTCAGCGAGATGAATTTGCTTACAACTCTGGCCTTACCAAGCTACAAGGCCAGATTGACGCAGACATTCAAAAAATTAAAAACAAAGGTTCCAAAGACGTGGCAGAGATTTCTTCCAAGACCGGGATTTACGGAAATCTTGTTTCCGGTTTCTGGTGATACTTGGCCTTGTTATAATTTATTTAGTTACCCAAACGGAGTAGTTAACTATGCCAATGTCTAGCGCTCAGTACAATTCGATGCTTGCCCAAATCAATGCCGCTGGTGGTGTTGATGAAGCAACTAAGGCCGAGCAGCGTAAGCGTCTTTTTGAATCCGCTTTCACCCCTTCTAGCTTTGACATGGGCGAATTTGAGGGTCTTCTCGGCAAGCTTGAGTCCTCTAAAATGAAGCAACAGCGTCAAAAGTCTGTTGAAGGCCGTCGTGACATTATGACGGGTGGTCTTGCTGGCATGATGAGCAACTTCTGATTTAACTTCAATGACCGACGAAGAACGGCTGCAGTCTTACCGCGATGCTGCGGGTGCAGCATATGACTACCAACGCAATCGCGGTGAGTATCAGAGTCGTGTCTCTGACATTGATTCCGATTCTTCTTTGGACGCAGATACTAAATCGCGTCTGAAAAAAGAAGCAGCAGACCGTTTCTATGGTACCGGTCAAGATGAAGCACGTGCTACTTTAGAACTTGGTGCTGAATTTGGCGAGAAAGCCGCTAAGTACAAAGGAGCTGAAGAACGTGCAACAATCGGAAAAGGGGCAGAAGAAACACGCGCTGGAGCAGAGCAGGCTCAAGAGTTCAAGCAACGGGACGAAGAGCGCGATTACCAGCAATCGCAACGCGGTTATAGATTCTGAGTTATTTGAAGCCTGGGTCGATAACCTTGACTCGTCGACCCAGGAGTCATTCATCTCTTTTGCACGTAACAATTACTCTGTAATTGAGTGTTATTTATACGCCCGTTTCCTTGGGTACACAGGATCTATTTCATCCTGTGATGCTTGGGTTGCGTGCAACTACCCAAAGCCTGATCACCGCAAAATTCTTCTTACTGAAATTGACGAGATGTTGGAAGACATTCGCAAACTCAGAGAAGACATTGAAACATTTCAAATCAAACGTGATGCAGGTGTTGCGCGTATTGCAACAATGCAAAAAGAATTACGTGGAACAATCGCACAGATTGATACGTTTACTTCTACACGTGACAGAAAGGGTTTGTTAATGGCCGGTGCAGACCGCGCCATTCGTGAACTCATGTGCATCTTCAAAGATGATCCCATTGAAGCTCCTTTGCTTGAAGCATCGATGAGTGTGTGGGCAAAGATGCAATTAGACGAATAGTTGCATTAAACTGAACAAAAAGTAATACGAACATGGGCGCTGGTAGACGTTCTATCCCAATCGCTGGTACAACGCCTCCGTACAGGGGCGGACAGTCGCGTCGACCAGAAGATGCCTTCCCGAGCCGGAACGCGTCACAGGGGCCTGGGCAGCCGTCTCGCGACGTACGTGCACCTCTGGAGCGCAAAGGAATTGATATGGGACCAGGTCGTTCTACCCGTTCGTTTTAATTAACATGAGCAAAGGTAAAATTCCTCCCCAGTTCCTGGCGCACCTAAAGAAAAAAGAAGCCAAGAACGAAGACGGCACTGAGATGACCGATAAAGAAAAACGTAAAGCTGCCCTTGATAAGGCTCGTAAATATCAAGAGCAAAAACGTAAAACCAAAAAGTAGGTTAGTATTTAATTACTAACCAGTTAATGCTGTGCCTTCTCATCTTCACTTAGCTTATCGACGTAACGCTCAAGCTGCAGTTAAGAATCACAAGGTACGCAAACATAAGAACGAAGAGCTGTTACAAAGAGCCCGTGAAGATTTTGGATTCTTTTGTGACTACGTAGCAGATAAAGCTCCGGCTCCTCACCATAAACAGTGGCATCGTCACTTTGTAACTGGCCAGGATAGTAGCTGCTTGGTTGGAATTGCTGGACCCAATATTGATTTACTTGCCCCCAGGGGTAGTGCCAAAAGTACAGTCCTGGGCTTGTTTACGGCATGGGCAATTGGTGTTCACACAACAGCCAAGAAACCCCTGCAGATTCTTTACCTCTCCTACACGGTTGATATTGCACGTTCCAAGTCTGCAACCATCAAACGGATTATTGACAGCAAGCGATATCAAGAAGTTTTTCCGACAGTCAAACTGCTCAAGAACGTAACTAGTAATGAGTACTGGTCTATTGACCACAAGTTTGCCGGCATTGATGTTACCGGTGATGAACAATTTACTTTGTGCGCAGCAGGTCTAAAAGGTTCTGTGACCTCCAAGCGTAGTCACCTGATCTGTATTGATGACCCAACTAAAAGTGCGGCAGACATCTCCAACCCAGACATCAGGAAGATGATGGAGGATAACTGGAACGCAGTTATTGCTCCCACGATGTTTGAGGGTGGGCGAGCAATTTGCCTTGGAACCCGATTCCGCCATGATGACATTCACGCCACCACATTCAACGAACAAAATAACTGGACACAAATTGTTCTTTCCGCAATTCAAGCAAATTCCAAAACAGGTGAAGAAGAATCTTATTGGCCTGAGATGTGGTCACTGGATTACTTAAAGGAAAAGAAACGGCAAGCGCCTATTGCCTTTTCGTTCCAGTACATGAACAGGATTGTTCGCCAAAGCGAGCTGTCGCTGTCTCCTGAACTTTTGATCAAAGCTGAGATTGCAACTGAGTTTGACGCCCTTGGCGTAGGGGTTGATCTATCTGCTGGAACTAAAGAGAAAAATGATTACACCGTATTTGTGCTTGGTGGCCGCATTGGTGATTGTATTCACATTATTGATTATCGGCGCATGCGCGTCATGGGCAACCTGGAAAAACTGGATGAATTAAAAGAACTTCTCAATGACTGGTGCATTGTTGGCCGCGATGAGCAGGGCAATTACTTCCCAACGTATTCAACATGTGATGTATGGTCTGAAGCCGTGCAGTACCAGGCATCTTTGGAGGCTGACTTCAAGCGTGTTTGCTTAAATGGCGATGGCCTTTTTAATTTAATTTGGCACCCTGTCAAAGGATTCCGTGCAGACAAACTGGCACGTTTCAGAGGCATCATGGGTCTGTTTGAAGACCGTAAAATCATCTTCAACAAATATCGTAATTTCGACACAATGTTCGAAGAGCTTACTAACTTTGGTGTAAGTGGACACGATGACTGTGTCGATTCGCTCGTCTGGTTGGTTAACGGTCTAGCCAAAAAGAGCAACCTTCAATTTGATTACTAAACTTATAATTAAAAGAAAAGCAGCAGTCTTGTGGGTCCGGAGTACGTAGCAATTGCATTCACGGCAGTTGTCTCTGCTGTAACAGGCGGCTCCTGGGCTGCAAATAAAATTTTATTCAGGGTTCACCAACGCTTGGTTCAGTTGTCAGACGACGTACTAACTCAAGAAAATAAGTTGAATAGATTGCAGGAGCAGATTGGGCGAATGCCGATGGACTACGTATTAAAAGTAGATTTCTTGCGTGAGATCCAGGAAATGCATGATAACTTTCGACAAATTAACACTAAGCTTGATAAGCTAATGGAAAAGCTTTTGTCAAAATGAGCTACATTATCGAGGTCCAAGAAGATGAATTTGGCGATCAATTCATCACTCTTCCTGAAGAAATAACCGAAGAGCTTGGTTGGCAAGAAGGCGATATCCTTGAATGGAACCTAAAAGGGGATGGAATTGTATTGAGTAGACTGAATGAAATAGCTGGTTACGAAGTACTGGAGGATTAAATGATTCGTTATTACAACGGAACTTATGGCAGCTCCCTTGGCAACCAGGCTGGCATGGAGAGTGGCATAGGCATGATTGCCGGCTCTCCTAGTTTTGATATCAACAAGGGAAGCGGTGCTCTGGGTGGACGTTCTGGAGAACAGCTTAAGCGTTTGTACGAAGGTGGTACGCAGCAGAATCAACAGTTAAATGAAGAACTTCGGCGACGCGGTATCATGCCTGGTGCAGGCCCACAGTTACCCCTTGCTTTAGGCGGAACTCCCCCCATGGGCAATGCAGGCTTTTTCCAAGGTCCACAATATGGGCAGCAAGCAGGTATTCCTGGTGGCTTCCAAAATAAATTTGTTTCTTGATGAAAAAGAAAAAACTGGCCAAAGAAGCTCTCAAGCACCCTGAATTGTTTACGCCAGGGGAGTTAGCTTACTTTGACCGGTGGTTGTGGCTTAAGAAACAAAAGAAAGCTGCTAAGATCAATACAGATAAAGAGGCTAATACTTAATGGCTGCCGACGCTAAATCAAGGCTCAACGAAATCATTACCGCCTATATCGACAAAGATAGTTCCACTGTCGTCGATACGGGCGTTGTAGCCTCGCATTTGGCGCAGATGAAATTATTCGGCATCCGCCAGGGTGTTGAGTTCTTCCCCAGCCAGGACAACTTTGGAAATCAACGCAAAGATTTTATCGACCGTGTAATCAAATACAACCAAATTGATGCACGCCTCGATTCAATCTGGGATTATTTCCTGTGCGATGGAAAAGGTCTGTTCTACATCAGGCCTACAAAAATTAACTATCGCATCTACTACTTCCGTGAGCATGAGTATCGTACGTTCTACAACGTAGACGGTGACCTGGAAGAGGTGGTGATCATCTATAGCTACAAGGTGCGTCGACCGGGTGGCTTTGGAGCGGAGATTTCGCAAACCAATATTACAGGCAAAGCACTTGGTGACGGCCAGGCTTCAAGGCGTTACATCAGGCTTTCAATCAAGCGCGAAGAAATTAAAGAAACTCACGCAGAAGGTGAATTATCTTTTGACATGCCGGACTATGCAGTCTCCGGTAAAACAAAAACGTTAAAAAATACGCTTGGCTTCATTCCATGCGTCGAGATTTTTAATAATCCCAAAGGTTTTGCTAACGACGGTGTTGGCGAGTTTGATGCGTTGGCCAATCACATCGTCACGCATGACGAAATGGTTCGCACCATGCGCAAGAACGTTCAGTTCTTTGGTAACCCCACACTGTTGTCGTCTCGTCCCAAGACGGACTTGATTGAGGCCGGTGGTGATTCCACAGTACAGCGTCCTTCTATTGCAGCAAACTCTGGCTTCACCAGTCCTGCATCCTTAAGTGCTTCGATGTTCAAGGCTGATCCCGTCAGCCGTGGTGTTGATGGTCAAATTCGAGTTCCAAGGATTATTGCAAACCTGGAACCAAACGACCGTGTTGGTTACATTGTTCCAGATGCAATCACTGGTGACCAAAACCAATTTGCCCGTCAGTATCGCGAAGAAATTCGCACTGCACTTGGCGGTGTAGATGAACTGTCGATTTCCGCAGGTGTTACTGCAACGGAATACAAGTCACTGTTTGGCCGTGTATCGGCAACATCAAAGAAGAAAGCAAATGCAATTTACACGTATGGCATTTGCCGTTGTCTTGAGTTAATTATTTATCAAGAAGAACAACTCTTCCGTCAATCACTGGCAGCGGCTGCAGGTATTGAAAAGCCAGTCGATCTTCCCTTTGATGCACCAGAAGAAGAAATTGCTGCCTATAGGGAAGCAATGAAAGTCTTCAATGATCAAGTCAAAGAGATTATGATGGCTTGCGTGGAAACAAAAATGATTCCGCCAGGCGTTCTTGGGTTAATCCCCGATGGTGATGTCACGATGCTTTGGCGTTGGACAGGGCCTGTGTACGAGGAGACCACTCAGGACACACTTAATAATTCTATTGTGGTTCGCAACCTACAAGAATTAGGTGTTGATAGCATTGAAGCACTGAAATACCTCTTTCCGTCTAAGACGGATGAGGAGCGGGCCGAGATGTTATCTGGGTTCCCGTTCAGGATGGTGAATGAATTGCAGAATGCTTATTCTCAATTCGCCAAATTGGTGGGGGGAATGATGCAGACTCCTCACCCTCAATCACCAGACTTACCGATGGCTGCTGATCCTCGTCTGGATCTGACACCCTATCTGTATCGAACCTTAGAAGCTTTACAAAAGGAGATGAGTTATGCAGGACGCTACCGTCCAATCGATCCCACAGACGAGCCAAGCACCAGCAGCAGTAGCTCCAAGCAGCTACGTGATGGCGGCTCCGGCACCCCAGGCGGTACCGGCCAGCTACCAGGCAGCTCCAGCGGCTTATCAGGTGGGTACGAGCTACCCCCAAGCGGTACCTCAGGCGAGCCCCAGCTACCAATCCGCCCCTATTCAGTACGCCCCCCAATCCCAACCGGCGGAATCGGCGGGGAATCCTTGGGAATCGGCGTTCAACAAGGTGGTGAATCTGCTGAGCGCACCAGTTCAATCCCCGTTCCAGGGAGCACCCTCGCCGATTCCGACGCAGTATACCCCGGCGAACTACGGACAAGTCAGCAGCCCAGCTACGCAACAATCGGCTCCCCAGACTTGGTCGCCCAGCCAGGATTACTCTCCCAGCTCTTCCCAAACCTCTTCGAGTCCCTCACTGGAGCAAATCGCGGATTACCTGGGGATGGGGCAGGAAAGCCGCCAAGTAATCGACGCGTTCGGAATCGAGGCTCCCGCCGTACTAAATAACTATGCCCTTCAACTTGAAGGGATGCTTGATAGTGCTGTTGCCTGGGGCGAGCGTGCTCAAAACGTGATCGTTGGTTATGCCAACTTTGCGGTCAACGAGCACCAAGAGAACCTGGCCTACAACGAGATTCTTACCAATCCCGATGTACTCAGCGACTACACCTTGAAGTTCTTTGGTCCTGAAGGTCCGTACCCCGTGTACGAAAGCGAAGCAGAACTGGAGACCCGTGGTTATCCCACCACCTCTGCTTATGGCCAAGTTGGTGAGTTCCCCGCTCCTCCTGCTGCCGCTGCTCCCCAGCAACCCGAAAACTTCTGGGGCAACTTCAGCGAGATCATGAATCGTGATCCCCAGAACGCCTGGCGTGTACTGAACCAAGCTCAGCCTGCCACTGTTGCAAACAAACTGTTTGTGATGGAGTGAGGCCATGCCTGTTGCTGGTAAATACGGACAAGTATTAAACGCAGCAGCGAGGAACCCTGCCGGCGCCTTGAAAGCATCTGCTTTAGGCGCTGGCCTTCTTGGTGCAACAGGCTCTGTTATTGGAAACTTGACAGACAAAGAACAAGGCGAAGGCCCTCTTCGTATTCTTAGCGAAGCAGCAAATGCCGGAACCCTTGCCGCTATCCCTGGTTTAATGCCTGGTTATGCCGCCGCCGCTCTTGGTACGTTACGGCAACCTGGCATGGCACGTAAAGCTGTAAATGCCGCAGGTTCTGCAGCGAATGCACGCAAGTCTTTCCAAGGTATTGCCAGGGGAGCCGCACTAGCTACGGCAGCTGTTCCGGCTGCTGCTGGACTTGGTGGCTTGGTAGGCGGTGGCTACTCTAATTTGTACAACGCCATCGGCATCCCTGGCTTCCAAGCAGGAATTAACCCTGAAGCTGCAAACGGTTCCAGTAATATGCAGTACGTTTAATTTTGCGTTCTTAACTAAAAATTAGATCCTGCTAAAATTTGTCTTAGATAAGACAAAAACTTGTCTAAATCTTTCACCCACAAGTCCCGCGACTCTGGAGGATATTAAAAAGTGTTTCTTGATACCGATTTCCCAAAAATCTTGGGTGCGGAACTTTACCGTCCCCACCCTGCTTATATTGCCGAGATGGCAGTGGAGCCCGTGGTTGTTCACGACTTCACCCGCCAGCCCGGTCAAACCGTTCAGTTAGACCGCTACAAGTTCTGGGGTACCCCTGGTACTAAGGACAGCCGTGAGCGTATTGCCGACCAAACGATCGGTACCGCTAACAGCCGTAACATCACCAAGGAGAAAGTCCTGGTGGTGCTTAAGGAATACACCGGTCCTGCAGACCCGGGTGATCCTACCCAGCCCTCGACCTTCAAGATTGCTCGTGAAACCCTGATTACCGCCCAGCGTCTGCTGCTGGACACCGGTAACCTGAACATGTTCCACCAGTCCATCGGTAGCCTGACGCTGCTGGATGACTACCGTCGTTGGCGCGACCGCGTGTTCATTGATGAACTCGCCAAAGCCGAAGCCAATGGTGCCGCTTCCACCACCCAAGGTGGTTACTACTTCGCTGGTGGCAAGGTCAAGGATTCTTCCGGCCGCATTGCCTACACCTCTACCGAGTATGGCAACGAAGTTCAACAGTTCCAGGTGCGTACCGACCTGCTGAACGTTGTTAAGGACCTGCGCAAGCGCAACGTTCCTACCTATGCCGATGGTCTGTATCGCTGCATCTGCGATCCTACCTTCATGATGCACCTGCGTCGTGACCCCGACTTCCGTGAGATTGCCCGTTATGCTGGCAACCCCGGTCAGGGCATGTACATGGGCAACCCCGGCATGCCCAACAACGCCAGCTTCTACATGGGTCCCCAAGCTGGTCAGGGCTACTTCCTGGCTGGTGAGCCTGTGATGCCGACTGGTGTGCAGTTTGAAGGTGTCAAGTTCTTCGAGTCGACCAACTTCCCGACCAAGAACGTCAACACTTCTTTCGACGGCACCGGTGGTACCTACGCTTCCAAGGAAGTGGCTCAGGGTTATTTCTTCGGTCCTCAAGCTATTGGCGTGGGTATCGGCGGCCCGAACGCTCAGGTGCTCATCAACAACAACGATGACTTCAGCCGTTTCATCATCCTGATTTGGCAACTGTACGCCGGCTTCGAAATCCTGAACAAGGACTTCGTGACCACCGCGTTCAGCTATGTACAAGACGACGGCACCATCTGATCAATAAACAATAACTAAACTATAGGAAAAATAAATGACCTATTTGTCCGCTAAGAAAATCTATCCCGGCAACTGGGCTGAGCCCCTGAACGGCTGGTATAAGAACATTGACGCCGATTATGCCGGCACCAATGATGGCTCCAAGGGCGGCCCCACCTCTGTGCTGGCCCTCCCTGGTTACCGCTACTTCCAGCAGCGTGGTTACGTGGCAGTTACTGCTACCTCTGGCGTTGGCCCTGTTGCTTCTGCTGATGTGATCGTTCCTTCCCCCTACCGGAATGACGACACCCGTACCGACATCACCGGCATGGTGATCTCTGGTTCCAGCACCCTGCCTGCTTATGTGTATCGCACTGCGATCTCCGTGGCTTCCGGCTGGGGCGATGGCCGCGTTGCTTCCGGTGTGTATGCCGCTACCGGTAACGTGATCTCGTTCGGTCGCGTGAGCTCCAGCAACCCCACCGCCGCTTCTGGTGTGGGCGAAGGTGTGATTCAGGCCAACCTGACCTCCACCGTTTCCGGCACCCAAGCTGGCGAAATCTACTTCGCTGGTGGTACCGCTGGTTATGGCACCAACCCCTTCCTGATTGCTAGTGGCGCTGCTGGTGTGACCGCTGGTAACGTCAACTACGCTGCTACTGCATCCACCACCCTCAAGGTGTTTGCTAAGGAAACCGCCAACAGCACCACTACTTCCGGTGGCTTCTACATCTCAAGTGGTGATGCAAGCGCTGGCCGCACCGGTTACCTGGTCGTGGAAGTGTGCTACATCCAGCCTGATGAAGCTCCTGGTTACGAAGACATTGACGGCTACCTGACCGGTCGCACTGTTAGCTGATTAATGTAAACTAGGACCAGAGATTAATTCCCTGGTCCTTATGTTGTATCAGCACAAAAAAACCGGCGCACGCGTCAAAGTTGTAAGCGAATGGGATAACGGTGATTGGTTCATGGTCGAAGACCAAGACGGTCGCCTTTATACCGTTTACAAAACAGAGATTGAGCCTGACGAATCTGCAACTAAAAAAGTTAAGACTCTTCAGGTTAAAGATCGTGCAGCACAAGACGAGCCACGCACCTTCCCTCCCGATACCCGATTAAATGTAAATTCAGCCACCGCCCAAATGATCGCTGATCACATCAAAGGCATTGGTCTGAAGACTGCTCGGGAAATTAAAGATCTTCAGATGTCTTTATCGGGTGAAAGATTTAACAGTCTTGAGCAGTTAAAGCAAATTAAACGGGTGGATTGGAATGCTGTAATGGCTGCTGATCTGATTAGGGTTTGATTCTCATCTCAAGTAGCCCTCGGGAAACCGAGGGTTTTCTTGTCTTAAAATACAAGCATGGCAAAGATTACGCGGATAGGTCAGCTCGGTTCCTCTGGTGTTTCCAGTGGCCCGCATTTACATGCATATGTAAAAAACCTTGTTACTGGCGAGTACGAAAACCCTGAATATCATCGCAGTAAATTTACAGGCGTACGAGTGGGTGCCAACAGGGTGCCTAAGTACATCACAGATAGCAAAGGGGAATTGATCTTAAACCCTGCAGCAGGTTTAACAAAGACTTCTTCTTGGGGGCCACGTAACACAGGCATCCCTGGCGCAAGTACATACCATAGGGGTGTTGATTATGGCGGTCAGGAGGGCACGGAGATTTACGTCGAAGGTGATGTCAAGTTCACCCCGCGTCCCAATGCAGGAGGCTACGGGAATCTGGCTACCTGGACCACAGGAGACAATAAGTACGAACTTGGTTACGGCCACATGAAAACGCTTGGTGAGGCAACCGATCTCACCAATACAAGCGTGGCGGCAACTCCTCGTGTTTCATACGAAGAAGCCCAAGGCAAAACAAATGATTTGATTGAAGCTTTTATGCTTGGCACTAATTATCAGCCACGCGAGAAGAAGCAAACAAGAGAGCCTCAATCATTACTGGGTGCGTTTAAAAGTCAAATATTGGGCGGGATTCTTCAGAACGCAATGAATCCTCTTGCGGGGATCCTAGATCAGCCCGGTGACACTGTCGCTTGATTTGTTGCTTTTATAATAAAAGGTACACTGGAACATAGAAGTGCAATTTAGCGACTTCGACAAAAGTAGGATTAGGTATCATCTGGGATACTTCACTGTTTCTGTGCCAGCGGGTGATTACGCTCGTCTGGAAGAAGCGATGAATACGGTCCCCGATTCCTACTTCTACGATAAAATTGTTATCCAGATTGGGCGTTGCGATACGGCCGAAAAGAAGACAGAGGTTGCATCTTCTCCTTCTACTCGGATTGAAAATATTGTTGGCGACGTTGACCGTACCATTCGGTCAAGTAATGCCAAGGAAGCGTTAAAAGTTTGGGACGAGATTTATCTCTACGAAACAAATCGCTTAGCCGGCATTCTTTACGTTCCCAACTACAAAGATCCGTACCAGGCACGTTACCGTTACGAACGCTCTGGTGCAGAATTTATCCAGGCATTACCTGGACCTGCTGATACGGCAGTTGGTTCCCGTATTTATTTACATGAGGTTTGGAGGTAATTATGCCTAGCTTTGCAATGGGCAAAGAACTTGCTGGTTTAGGAGGCGCAATCAATCGTTTTGTTGCTGCGCCTCTTGCAGGTGCTGCGTTGTTTAACCAGGGGCGCTCAGGTTCCTTGTTGGATAAAACTCTTCGCTCTATTCCTTCTACAAAAAATACAGATGCAGGTCGTTCTGCCTGGAACGAGTTGCAGTATATGGGAGGACAAATTATGCGAGGGCGCGTTCCTTACACTGCCCCCTCACAGCAAGCACAACAAACCGGCATGTATGGTCGCTATGTGCCCCCTTCTGCGCAAGTGCCATTTTCAGGCTCAAGCTCTTCGCCTGCTGCCGAACGTGCTTATCAACAGGAAGTTTCACGTGTTGCCCAGCTGACCGCACAAGACCCCGAACTTCAGCGTTACGAACAGGCTCGCCAAAAAGCAGTTGCAGCTGGCCCTGGCTCTGAAGCTGAACAATCTGCAGAAGATATGGGGATGCAGATGTGGGCAAAGGCAAATCCCAAACTCGCAGCAAAAGTCAAGCCTGGTCAATCAGGTTACGATGCTATCCAACGCACCTTAAACGCTGGTCAGATGGGTGCTCCTGCCGACTTGGGTGCGTTCACTGGCACTGCTCCTGCAGGATTCCTTGGCAACTCTGGGGCTCCGGCGACTAGTAGTTACACTGGCGTCACCCCGGTCAACTTAGGCATGGGTGCAATTGGTCCCAATGCGTTGACCAATGCTTACAACATGCAGACCGCAAGCACCTTCAATAAATTCATGGAGGGGCCGACGTTAAGCAGCCAACCCCTTGGTGCACCTACTGCATCTACTGGTGAAGTTCCTACTTATTCCCAGTTGAGCCAACCTCAATCCTATGGGTTAGGTCCCATTCCTGGCCAAGAAGAAACTTTTGGTAGCGACGCCTCTCAAAAGTTTGCTAATACGTACGCCAAGAAGCTGCTGAACTTCCAGCCCATTTGATTTATCTGGCATTGCATAGCATGTAAGCCCAGCCAACTGGACACAGATCTTTGATCTACGGGGGCCAGTGTTGTTGCTTTAAAACCATGATTCTCTGTCCCAAGTTTGTTAAACGTACTTTGACCTATTTAGCTACGACCCTTGCGCTGCAAACCGTATTTATTCCTGGTCTCAAAGCAAGTTCAAATTGGGTAGGAGAATAAGGAGAACAATATGTCATTGAATCCCGCCGCCGCTATTGTTGCTCGCAAGTTAAAGCAACAAGGTTATAGCAACGCACAGATTGCAGGCGTCCTTGGTAATATCTCCCAAGAGTCTGGCTTTAATCCCCGTGTAAACGAGGGTGGCGCTGTTGGCGGGCCTATGGGACGTGGCGGGTATGGGTTAGCACAGTGGACGGGAAGCCGTCAGACTGACCTTGTTAATTTTGCAAAAAATAGAAAGCTTGACCCAGGTGATGCCGGATTGCAAGCCGACTTTTTATTGCATGAATTACAAGGACCTGAAAGCCGTGCTGCCGAATCTTTACGCAAAGCACAATCACCTGAGCAAGCTGCTTTAGTTTTTCGTCGCGATTTTGAACGTGCCGGTATCCCCAAGGATGAGAACCGGATGCGTGCAGCTCGTGATGTACTGCCTAAGCTGCAGACTCTAGAAGGCGGGATTGATTTTGCACCTCCAGCTCTCCCTGGTGAGAAGCAAAGTGTTGCTTACCGTTTAGCAGCGGCAGGCATTGATCTCACTGGTGGCCAAGAAGAAGATCAAAGCACGACTGCTAATACACTGCTTGAGGCGTTTAAGCAACAAGTAATTCCCACGATACTTCCGCAAGGTATTATGGGTATTGGTGCAGTCAGTCCGTTCCAGGTGTACTAATGGACCGTCGAGATTACGTTGGTAGCGAAGATGTATTACCAGGAGATTACAACCGTTATCTCTCTGGTAAAGACTCTGCCAAGCCTAGCCCCACTCGGGATATTCAATACAGACTTGCCAAGCTGTACAAGGTAGATGATTTCAATCGTTTAGCTTCTTCCGTTGCTGGGGCACCAAGGTCTGAATCGTTCCAGCGTTTTCTCGCTCTTCAGCAAGATCCTGATCTTCTTGCAAGGGCATCGATGAAGATGCCCAATACACCCTTCGGACCGCTGGGTAGTTTTGCTGAAAGCTAATTCAGCTAGAATGAGCTTACAGAACACAAGCGGCCTAGCACGAAAGGCTGCATACCGGAAGCAGTAAATGTCATCGACATCAACAAATAAACAGCCTTTATTGGTTGATCGCCCGCTTATTGACGTGGTGCGAGTCACAACGCAAACAGTTGGCAGTGCTGCTACCAACACGTTATTTGTGCAGGGTGGCCAGGCGCCTTCTATTTTGGTTGACATGGACGCAACCTTAAGCGAAGACAATAGCTCTGGTGGTGTCATTGATTCAATTACCATCACGCGTAATGATTATTACCGTGATGCAGACTATGAAGTCAAGACGGCAACTTCTGGTACGCCCATTTCTTTGGTCAGCGGCCAGACTGTATTTATTTCACAGACAGGAATCCTGACCGGCGGTGGTGCACCTTTTTCCGGTTATGGTTATTACACCTATACCGGTGCGGCCACGCTGACTGGTATTAATACTGCATTGAATTATTCGGGCGGTACTGCGTCTGGCTTTGCCTATAACGGTATTTCCTATGGTTACCAGCAAGCTGTAACCTTTGTGTTTTACCACACGCGTGGTACAACAACTCCCATTCCTGGTTCGGGTGACTACCGCATTTTATTTGCTAAAACGGTCCCCACAAATACACAGACCGTTGATTGTTCGGATCTGATGCCGCAATTGGCAGTGCCTGCAGTTGCCGCAGGTAATACGACTGGCCTTGGTGAGACTGCTCCCCTGCGTAACAAAGGCATTTACCTGGAACGTGGCGACCGTATTTACGTTGGTGTGTTCCCTGACGGTCCCAACAGCTCTGGTTATCTTCCAGGGGCTCACGTTATTGCGCAAGGCGGCTTCTTCTAAGGCATGGCCCCAAAGGGCGGAGATAAGTTCGGATCCTTTGTCAAATCTTTTGACAAGGATCCTTTTCGTTTAAAACCTATTACAACTGAATTTTCCTCTGGTTCTGTACCTAACTCATTAAGCGCAATAAACAGAGAATCGGCATGGTCCCGTTGGCGCAGAGGGTATGAAATTGCCACTGCTTGTTTTTACGACAATGCATATGAGTATCCTTTTAGCTACGTAATTCCTGTACCAGCTGGAACACCTGCTTCCGTTGCAGCAGCACAACCAACCATCCCTGGAACCTTCATCGGATTCCCCACTAAGAACAAAGAGTTTGGTATGCACTGGGCAGGGACCCGACTGGCGGGTTCTTTGCGATGCGACAACTTGATTGACAAGACGACAGGCACCAGGCTTTACATTGAAATGGTGACGGAGGATACCGCGTACTGGTACGTCAAGCTGGCCGGTAACTGGAGCACGAGCAATCCACTACCCCCACCGTTCTACGTAGCCCTTCCTGGCGTTCCTAACGGCCTTAGAGCGATCAATGGGGAGATCCTGGAGGACCGCGTAATTAATGTTGGTGACCCTCCGATCACCAAAGAAACAATTGATCCGGCAACGCAAAAACGATATGGCTACATCCAAGCTGTCATTGTGGAAACGTATCCGTTCACTGGAATCTTAAAGCTCCGTAAGTCGGGTTCTGTTGAAGCCACACCTGACGCTGCGTTGATCACACCAGCAACCAAAGGCCCAAGCCCTAATAGATACTTGATAACAGGTGCACGATACTGTTGCTCTTGCCAAGATTTTACACATCGTGATTACTCGTTCATGAACAATCTTGGCGAAGGGACAAAGCGTATATTTCCAAGAACAAGCATTGCTTCCATTAAGCCCGGTCGATACGAAAAAACAAGATTGAATGGAAAGCTAAATAACAATGCAATGACGAGTGCAACTGTTGATAGGAAGATGGATATTATTGCGCCGTCAGCACAATATACGGTTCCGCCTGAAGTCAATACAATATCTACTGTGGATCCTGATGCTACCAGAGATTTTGCTGGCGTCTATCGAGAGTTTGGTGCAACATACTTAAGAAGCACAGCAAATCCGTCTATCCCTGGTTCGAGGGCGGAAGGGATGCCGTCCTACGAAGACTATACTTCGGCCAACGGTCAGATCACATCAATTACTGACTTTTGGGCACCGTTGTTAGATGAGATGCGTTATTGCAAACACATCTATGCCATGAAGTTTGCAGAAGGTAATTTCCCGCCAGAGCCGTCTGATTTTCCAGTAGAAGAAGGAAGTATGGCTGCGTGGGAGCAAAGATTGGTTGATCAAACTGAAAACGAACAGAAGGAGTTGATTGCGGCGGACTTGTCAAGAACATCTTTGTCGATGATGGATGTACCTCCATACAATTGCCAATCACCAATGATGATGCCGATGATGCAGAAACTGTTTAACATTCCCGCTAACTTTGTCATGATGAGAGGCTTTACAATGTATGACAAAGATGGCACTGCATACAAGCCATCGTTAGGTCAAAATCCTTCTTCATCATGACAACGCCAAACTTTGGAGATGTTGTAGATACAAACTTTATTTACTCACAAGAGCAGGATGATGTTCGTAAATACGGTTTTAGTGAGGTCCAAGTAAGCGGAAGGCCTACCATTTATCATGCTGGAGATGTTGTGCACTTACCTTTTGCTTCAGGTGAGATATCAACAATTGAAGCTGTGGGACTAGCTTGGTCTGGTTACGTGAACGGCATTCCGCCAGAAGAATAGATAAAATAAAGCCCCGTTCAGGACGGGGCATTTGATTAACGTTTAATCAGCTTCAGACAGCAGTTGGCTGCATCTCAAGTTTTTTCAGATGCTTGCGCACGGCAGAAACGTTCCAGCGGTAGCTGTCACGTGAACGAGTCTCAGGGAACGCAGCGAAGTGCGGGCCAAGTTTCAGCGTACCATTGTCGCGATACTTGAAGAGAGTCTTGCGATCAATGCCGAGGAGTTCTTCCGCTTGCTGAACGGAGACCCAACCGGGATGCTTAGCCATGACCAAGGAGGTGCTTACAGACGTAACTTACACCACGTCAAGGGCCTGTCAACAGATTTAAGAAAAATTTTATCTCTTTACTTAAGTGAGAACAAATACAGGTCAAATTAAAATAGATTAACAGCACAAAAGAGTATGTTCAATTGCGAACAGGAACCCCTCGCCCTGCTCATTGAATTAACTCCGAAGCTAGCCAAGAAACGTTACCGCCAAGCTATATACGACGCCTGGGACTGTAAATGTGCTTATTGCGAGGCGGATGCCACATCATTAGATCATGTAATTCCCAGGTTTAAATCAGGGTCGAGCAACAGAACTAACCTTGTTCCAGCCTGTCGCAGATGCAATACGTCCAAGGCAAGTGCCAAGATGAACGATTGGTTTGAACAGCAAGAATTCTTTACTCAAGCTAGGATGGATAGAATTAATGCCTGGATCAAACAAGAACCATTTGACGTTTTTGTTTGTGATTTAACCGTGTTTAGGGAAGCTGTTTAAGATGCCAATTTCATATGATGCAAGCAAAAAACAATGGAGCATTGGCTATGAAAACGAAAAGAATCCAATAGCAAATACTGTATCTATTACTCGTGATGTATGGGTATACGAGCGTAGTACTCAGCCTGTCGTAATAAAAGGACAAACAACATATCCACTCATTCCCGTGCAAGTTAAACGCACGGCGACTGTTCCCGTTAACGGTGGTTATCAGGATGTAATTAATGCATTAAATGCAGCAGGTATTCCTAACCCAAAACCATGGGAGGCGGAAAACGCGTTAAAAGAAAAACAATTAATTGCTCGCGGAGATAACGATAGAAACACTAAAAAAAACACTGAAGCCCAAAAGGTCAATTCTTTATACAAGGCAATAGATGGTTACGCAAAAGTGGCCAAGCCCGGTGAATATTTACAATACAAAGCAACAATTGAGAATTCTGGTGTAGATGAATCAGTTAAGAGAAATGTTAAGGCTGCTTTTGACTCGTTCTACACCACTCAAGTTGTTTCCCCTTGGGATACAAAAACCGGCTCCAAAGTTCCTTTTGAAGGTTTTGAGAACGTAATTCGTTTTGATTCAAATTATTATGGATCAACTGCCATTGGTAAAACATCTAAAGAAACATGGGACAAAGCAGCAGCAGAAGGAAACCTTGATATTCTTGGTAGATACCCTAACTATCAAGCTTATTCATATTGGCACTACAGTAATATTGGTCAAAACGATGCCAAGAAAAAAGGCGAGCGCGATCCAGGTTTCAAGCCTCTTACACCTACCGATGGGTTTGAATATGGCAAGGTAGAAGAATCTGTCCCTGGCAAAACAGATGCTGCTCGTCAGTTTGAACGCGATAAAATTGCGACCGATATTCTCGGCTTAAAACAAACAACTGAAGGTTATCAACTTCGCGACATTGCTAGTCAATACAGAAATCTTGTTACCAGCAACGCACAATTAAAAGATCAATGGAGTACCGCGAAGTCGGAAATTTTATATGCAGAGCGTTTTCCCAAAGAGGCCAAACAACCTTGGGCACAGCTTTACGAAGCAGTAAAGGAAGCCACTGGGGCCGAGCCAGAGATCCAGTCAGAGGCTGGTTTTGGTGAACTGCTGACCAAAGCATATCAACTGGACTCGACCCAGTATCCAGGTGCACAGAAGTTAATTAAAGATATTCAAGCCAATAAAGAAGTAGGAGCGGTTGACACAAGGTTATCGGAATACGACACAGCGCTCACTAAGGTTGCGGGCGAAGCTGAAGCTAAGCAAACCGAAAGGGCAGCCGTATTTCAAAAGCAGTTTTTAGAAGACTCACGCAGGGCTTTGATTGAAGCAAAAAAAGCAGAGCAAAAGTTTGACCTATTAAGTGGCACTTCATTCGGCCAAGAGATTCTTGGTATGCGTGAGAATATTGCAAATTCTATTTTGCAAGAATCAGGAGTCGGCGGCATTCTTTCTTTGGGTGGGCAGCAAAAAGATGATCTTGCTCAAAAATTTAACCTGTCACTGGACACAGGAAAAGTATTTGGAAGCAACAATGGCTTGTTATATAACTGGGAAAAATGGTTCTTTGGTGAGATTGAGAAAAAATATGCGGGTGGCCTAGACGTACCGAATGATTACGTCCCTGGTTACCAACGCAATATTGACAATGGTTTTGTCACGAAAGAACAGGTTAAATCCTGGAAACAATATGACGATGCATATGATACGTTAAAAAAAGATCCTGGTAATATCAGTGCTCAGCAAAAAGTTAATGCAGCCAATTTACCCAAGAATTACGTTCCAATTAACCAACGTAAAACAACAAAACAAGAGTGGATCGATTATGAAGCAGCACGTCGTGCCAAAGGTTGGGTTGATAATGACACGTTAGTCAAGTGGTTGGACTACGATGATGCGCACGAAACATTAAACAACCCGGCAGCTACACAACAAGAAAAACAAAAAGCGCAAGAGATTTACAACAAAAAACCAGCGGACTACCTGGAGCCAGGCAAAAGAATTGACTCTGATATTCAATTTGCGCAAGACTTTTTTAATGATTATTTGATGCCTAGGTTTAACGCGTCAAAATCAATCAGCGAATTTAGGGATTACATCAATGTAGACAAAGATAAGCAAAACATTTTTCAAACGGAAGACCGTCTACAAAGTTTAAAAAATGCAGCGGAATCAGCTTCTGTTTCTTGGATGAAGGCGCTTGACTCCTTGGGGACAAGTAAGTTTAATTCTGATTATTATTTTGACCCAGGCCAATACTACCTTAAAAAAGGTGTTGGCACGGAAGGAAAAGCTCCGGTGTTGCTAGGGGATCAGTTTCAAAAAGAATGGGGTAGTACCATTCCCGATCAATACATTAAACAAAAGACTAATATTGCAAATGATTGGGAGAAAGCAAAGGCTGGGCAAATAACAAAAGATGATAAGGGCAACGACATTAACTGGCAGGCCAAGGCATACTTATATGGTTTTGACGTAAACAACAAAGAAGATTTTGCCAAGTTGCACTATGAAGTACTAGGACAAGCCAGGCAATACGACTCGGCTCCTGATGTATTCAACCCACGCATTGCGCAGATCTACTTAAAGCAAGTACTGACGCCATACCTTGCCGATAAGTACGCAAAAATTGGAACGGTTTTTGGTCAGTTTGTTAACCCAGAAGAGTTTGCCGATGAGTTTGTAAATAAACTAGACCCGTTAAAAAATAAAGAACAAACAGAGAAGGTCTTGAAGCTTTATGGCCTGGATCCAAATACAGAAGATCTTACTCAATTAAAGAAGATGATTTCTGATAGCATCCGCAGCTCGGATGCCCTGGACATTAGAGAACAAATTAAAAAATTAAACCAAGAAAGTGAGACTCCAACGCAAGAGCTTTTGGGAGTTGAATACATTCAACGCGCTTCTGACAAAAGAGAAGAAGTTGCAAAAGTGGATGATGCGCTGTTTAATCGTTTTAAATCAGCGGGGTACCAGGGAAACCAAGAAGAGTTTTACAAAGATTTCATGCCTGATGCGACTGAAGAAGATAAGAAAATTTTTCAAAATATTTACAGCGGCAAGTCGCCAGTTGATCTTTATTCTTTCAAGCCAACAGGGGATCCTTTTGCGGATATTGGACAACTCGAAAGTTTGTCTTCATTTGGAGAAGAGGAAGAGCAAGCGCCCGCAAAAACAACATCAAGTACAACGGCACCTAAAAGTAAGTACTTCTCTTTTTTCCCAGACGAAGATACGGAAGAAGAGGAAGAACCGAGTTCTCCGGTTAAAATTAAAAGAGGTAGTGATATCCTTTCGGAATTTAAGTCACGTTTAAACCTTTCTCCCACAGCAGGCAAGACTGGTTCATCTGATTTGTCGAATCCTTTTTCTAATTCTTTCTTTGGTTCCTTCTAATGGCTGATAAACGCAAAAAAGCGGCTAGTGCCGCAAAAAGATTTCAGAAGGATAAGATGGCCTGTAATAAGCCACAACGTGCACCGGCAGGGGATAAGCACAAGTACGTGGTAAAAGCGTGCCAAGGGGGCAAGGAAGGTATTGTCCGTTTTGGTGCCAGAGGTTACGAAGATTACACGCAGCACAAGGACGAGGGAAGACGTGCTAACTTTAAGGCCAGGCACAACTGTTCCGAGAAGAAGGACAAACTGACTCCCGGATGGTGGGCCTGTAATTACAACTGGTGACAACCATGGCAAAACCAAAGTCAAGCTCCTCCATTAAAATTGAATCCAAGCCCAAGAAGACGCGGCAAGGGCGTTCTAAAAGTACTAAGCTAAAGCCTGGGCAAAAACGCTATCGTGGCCAAGGCTAAGAAGTTTTATCACGCCGTTATTGATTTAACGGGCAACGTTTACGGTCGTTTAACCGTTCTTGGTTATAGTCCCAGCGTGAAACACCAGTTATCACGCTGGGTTGTTTTATGTGAATGTGGAAAAAAGTTTACAACTTATGGGATGTCGCTGGTCTCTAGTAAAACAAAAAGTTGTGGGTGTTTACAAAAAGAAAAAGCACAAAAACATGGTAATTACAAGCATCCTTTATATAAAATTTGGACCTCAATAAATTATCGTTGTAGCAACTCAAGCTGCAAAGACTATCCTAACTATGGAGGAAGAGGAATAAAAAATTTGTTTGACTCATTTGAAAATTTTTGTGAGTCAATGGGGGCAAGGCCTAGTGGCTATACGGTGGAAAGGTTAGATGTAAATGCTCACTACAGCCCCGATAATTGTACGTGGATTCCCAATAAACAACAAGTTCAAAACAGAAGATGCAGCATAACCGAAGAAAAAAAGCAAGAGGTTATCCGTCTTTCAAAAGAAATAAAAAACAAAGCTACGATAGCCCGTTTAGTGGGGGTGGGACGAACAAGTGTCAATAGGATACTTAAAAATTGTGTATGATTGGGGTAATGTTTCGTTGTCCTCATGACCGATTACACGTCTGCAATTAATTTAATTTGCAAGCATGAGGGCTTTAACGAGAAAGCCTACGCTGATCCAAGCACAGGTGGAGAACCGTACACTATTGGATATGGCACACAGTTTTATCCTGATGGATCTCCAGTGAAACGAGGCCATCTATGCAGCAAAGAAAAGGCGCTTGAATATTTGTTTCACGAAGTAGATGTTATTGATACACAACTGTCTAAGCTCAATATTGGCATTAGTAATTCTGTTAGGCAAGCTTTGATTTCATTCATCCATTCTGTTGGGTGGGAGTCTTTTTTCTACAGTAGCATTGTTGACAACCTGGAACACGAAGACCTACAGGAAGTTACAGAAGAAATGACCAGGTGGGTTTTTGATGTTGATCATCAAGTTGTTGGCAGTCTTCTTGATAGGCGCCGAGAAGAAACCAATTTGTTGCTTCGGGACACCGATGCATTTATCCAGCCTTGTGCACAGATTTTGCTGGCGGCATTCCGCGTTTACTCTGGGGCTGCACACGAATTACAAGCTATTAAGCACCTGGAAGAAAGCCTGAATCCTTATGTGCTGTCCAAGTTTGCAAATGAGTTTAGGGTCAGCGAAAAACCCTGGGACTCTTGCAGTTCTGATGAATACGGCCCCGATGATTTCAACACTGTCTTTGACAGGTAGAATTAGAATAGTTGCATTAAAAACGTGCAAAGCGGAATGGAGCGTTCAGTAGAGCCACGGGAATTTGAACTTCCTCTAGAGCTTCAATTCTCGATGCGCAAAGCTGAGCTTGCAGCCCAAGAGATGACCTGGGACGACCTGTACGCTGCTCTGCTGAACCTCTACCATCAACGCCTGATGGAGTGGTATGCAGTAAAAGAGATTATGGCATCTGAAAACATTGACATTGACTTTGATATTCCCACTGATCTAGAGCTAGCAGAACTCGCCGCCGCATGTTTATACGACGACGAGGACGAGGATGAAGACGATCTTCAGCCATTTTGAATACTTCCGTATAATGCATTGATTTTTGCTATAGTGCACTTAGTGTCTATAGCAAAATGAAACGCTTGAATCCGGAAACAAATAAGCCGTTCAAGCAGGGAGAGCAAAGAGAAGATGGTTATTATTTTTCGTGTTATCTATTAAACAAAACAGATGGGAAAGGCTACTATTTAGAGCGTTGGTATTCCCCGGGGACATTTAAGAAATACAAAACCAAAGCAAATGAATTAAATTGTAAAAACAATAAAAAGAAAAGAGAGGAGCGTAAAAAATACATCGATGATTTAAAGCTATCAAGAAAATGCTTTGATTGTGGCTACAATAAACACTCAGAAGCTTTACAGTTTGATCATCTTCCAGGTAAAAGAAAATCTTTTGCAATCTCAAAAGGAATACTCAAACCTTTAAGTGAAGTTTTAAAAGAAATTGAAAAATGTCAAGTTGTGTGCGCATGTTGCCACGCAATACGCACACACAACCGCAGGACTGAATAATTACTTAGAGTCGTTTATTTCTATTAAACGCTCTAAGTACCATTTGCATTTTTTTAAGTCTTGCACTCCACCTTTGTTTTTCCATCTCCATAGATATTTGACACAGTTGCCCCTTAGGTATCCTTCGTACTCTTCAGTTGTTAATTGTGCTTCAATAGATACAATGCATTCGACTCCACCTGTTTCTGCGTAGTGCGAAGGATGATTCACTAGGTCTTCCTGGAGCACAGGAGTCGTTTCTTTGGTTGCCCAGGGCACTGGGCAGACACCATCCTTGCACTCAGTCAAGTCGCTGATTATCGGCGCAAACCACGGCGAAGACGAGACTGTTCCATCAGTTCCTCGTTCGGTGCTCCCAGATCCAGAACTAAGGTCTTGGGCTTCGGTGCTGCTCCCAGCATCACTCCCTGTTCCATTGTTGGAATATAGCCCGTTGCTCCAGGCCGTCCCCCCTCGAGCGCCAAGTTTGTCCGTTCCCTTCCGTCCTGACATAAGGTCAACCCTCTGTTGTACATATCCATTAAGGGTACATCATTTTTTTGATTGGCGAGAGGTGCGCCAAAATCTTCTTCGCTAAGACAACGACAATTCAGTTCGTCTTGGACAAAACTATCTAAAAACCCCGCCGCGCCGTGCATGACTATTAAGTGGCTTGATTTACTGTTTTTATAATATTATCATGGCAAGATTCTTCGACGCTACATACGACCCACGCAACGATTCTGGTACGTCTGGAGCTGAAGTTTCTGACCTAAACCCAGAACAGGCGTACGATACTGACCTGCGTCGAGTTGTTTCAGACGCAAGAGCATCTGCAGAAAGTCTTAACGACCCTCAAGATCGGATTGCAAAGTTTCTAAGGGCATCTAAAAGTGCTGGGAAATTTCAGCAAACACGTATGCTGCAAGATACGACCATGAATGGAAAAACCCCAAGGTCTGAGGCGACCATTGGGGGAGTCACCATTCCAAACCTTGGGGATCGCATTGGTGAGGCTGGTGGCACCAACTACGCAAGGAAACCAGGACGCAGTGGCGGCACCTTCTACGGTTTTGGTTAGACCTGGCTGTAGACAACCTCATAGGGTTGGTTCTGGTACTTACCCTTGCGATCTTGGTAGCTCACGTGGCAGGGCTCACCACGATAGAAAAGGAGTTGCGTAATGCCTTCGTTGGCATAGATGCGATTAAACAGTCCCGTGCAGTTGCTGATTTCAAGGGTTAGGTGCCCTTCCCATGCAGCTTCTGCAGGCGTGATGTTTACCAAGATACCCGACCGGGCATACGTCGACTTGCCCACCGCAACCACGGTCACATCACGAGGGAGTTTGATGTGTTCCATTGCTACCCCCAGGCAGTAGCCATAGGGTGGAAGCAGGAAGTATTCACCCTTTTCATCTTCCAGTAATTCGGCCGGCTTTAAGATGTTTTCATCAAAAGCTTTGGGATCGCAATCTCCCGCCTGGATCTTACCAAAAATTAAACATTGCTTTGGTGAAAGGCGAATGTCGTAGCCGTAGGAACTGAGACCATAGCTGAGAAGTCGCCTGCCATCTTCTTTGTTGATCAAGCGATCAACGAAAGGAGAAATCATCTCTTCTTTTTCTGCCAGCTCCTTGATTTCCCAGTCGGCTAGTACGCTCATAAGACCGTTGATTCGATAATCAGTCTACATAATCAGGTGATGATCCGCCCCTTTTCCGAATAAATGTCAATGAAATTTTGGGTGTAGTCATCCAGGCCATCACTTGGCTGTAGGTAGACAATAAAAGAACTGCACGTGTTTTTAGCCTCGACTCGTCCATCTTCAAAGTAATGGCGCCGAAGCATGGGAGTGTTTTTTAAAAAGCAGATGGGAAAATCAAAAATATCTTGTGCATAACGAATCATGTCGGGGCAGTTGCCAAAGTAAAGCCCTTGCTTGATCTCGCCCGATAACCACTTGCGTTTTAACGTACGCCACCACAGTGCGTACCCTGAGATCAAGGTGTGGGATAAACCGCGTGTACGTTTCCATCTCTGGGACTTAATGTCCCAAAAGTACGTGTAGTTTGGCGGGAACACGTAGACATTTCCAAACCAGTCCTGCTCATTCAAGCCGTCATCTTCTGGCGTATAGAAGTGTTCAGCATTGACGTAGCTGTTTGCTACAGCAGAACTTGCAGGGTCAAGGTCTATGCCACCCATTAGCATCTGCGCAGAATTGATTAAATCAGCGCCAGACACCCACTCAAACGTATCAGTGTGAGCGTTACCACGGAAGGATGGCATTACTTTTCACTCACCTGGCAATAATCAATCTCAAGATAACGCATCCCATCGTTATCGTTAACAAGATATCCAGCTTTCTCCTCCGGATTAATTTTTTGCGCCGCCGCAAGTATGCGTCTAAACGTTTCTGCGAGGTCACCATTGTCTTCTCGTTCGCAACTTTCTTGTGCTGAATGCAATTCTTTTAGTGTCATAAAGAACATTGACCGTTCTTTATTGGTGGGCTGGAACACCATGATGCCAGGCCCTTCTGCATCCCATAGTTTGCAGTAGTGTTGCCCCATGTCACCAAGAATTAACTTGATGGTGGCATCAAGCATTTTGGTTTTAGTCGTATCCAAATCCCCCTGGAGCGCAGAGGCAATTAATTTTTCACGCCTGTTCATTTTTTAGAAGTCCTTGACGAATCAGTATTTGTTTCATCTTAGGCAGAGGCTTGTAGATGACGACAAGCTTTCCTAGATTGCCTCGTTTTTTTATGAGTTTTTGATTCTCATCTTTTAGCTTGTCAAATTCTCCTGCCCGAATTAAGTACTCGGCCACACAACGCAAGCGTCGCTTGAGAGACAAATCTGCTTCTGGAAATTTACCACAGATTGTGTCTGGTGCCATGTCCGCAAACGCAATACGCAAGCGATTGGCCAGGGTCACATTAAAGTGTGGGTCTTCTTTCTCGAATTCTTTTATGTTGTACAAGTACCGGCGAAGGGTTTCTGTATCAAAAGAACCTTCGGGAGGCAGGAACATCTCCACTTGATCGGCAAGGCCCTTGGGAAGCAACTCCCTATAGTTTTCAGTGGTAATTAAGTCAATGGCAATACTATGAAAACGATTATTCGCCATCTTTCCCCCTAGGTACAGAGCGATCAGGCACATATTTTTGCTTTTCTTCTTGTACATCTTTGTATTTTGTCCTGGCCCTGAAGGATAAAAGGGAAACCTCGTTGTTTTTGGCAAACGAAGCGATCAGTCTGTTCCACGGGATGCGGATCGTATCTTTTTTCTTGGTGTCAGGGGAGATGTTGACATAATGAATATTCTGAGTCCAGCCCTTGGATGGATCTTTTTTTCCAATCAAGATCCAATTGCGAATGGTTTGATCTGAAACATTAAGCCTCTGAGCGCACTCCTCGGTTGAGATGTACTCATCTGCGTACGCTTCTGGACCAACCTGGTCAGTCTCATTGTTTTTGTACCTACTACTCCACATGGCACCCAGGATATTTTTGATGCCTTTGAGTTCGTACGCAACGTCTTCAAGACCTTTGCGAATACCGTATGTCATAAAGCAGTTTCTTTATTTAGATGCTAGTCTTTTTTTAGCATTCATGTGTGTTTTATGGAAGAGCAGATTCCCGCCAGCCAGGTTCCGGCTAGTATCCCTTCTGCACCGCAACCTACCCCGCAGGTTCCTGAAGGTCGTATCAGCCCTCAAGACCTGGAACTAATGAAGGCTCGTGCCAGGGAACTGGCCGTTCAGCAAACCTTGATGCAGCAAACAGTTGCAGCTCAAGCTCCTCGTGTTGTTTATGTGCGTCGCAACTTTACTGTTGCTGAGCTTATTTTGATTATTGCTTTGTCATGTGGCATTGTCGCAGGCGCTCAAGCCAGTTGGAACTTTTTGGCAAATGCACTGCCCAGGCTGGAAATTAAGATCAAGTGAATTAAACACACCAGAACTATAATCTTTATATAAGGGATTTTAGTTTAATACGTGGCCAATCGTCGTATTTCTGAGCTTTCAGAATTAGCTGGATCAGCTGTAGCGGAGCAGGATTTGCTGACGATGGTCCACGTTGACGAGGTGGACCCCGCACTTAAAAACAAGAAAATTACAATTTCTGGTTTCAGGGATTACCTTACAACCAAATACATAACAACCACTGGCGGCACTGTTACAGGCAATGTCTCGATACTAGGAAATTTAAATGTAACAGGCGCTACCGTTGTTGATACAATTGCAGGCGGTGGCCTTGCGACTTTTAGTGGCGTACTTGTTCAAAACAATTTAACCACAAGTGGTACGATCAGTGGTCAGACCATTACCGGTCAGGCGCTTCAATCCACAACAATCAATTCGGCAACAGGTACGTTTACCACGGTTACCGGCGCAACCTCAAATTTTGTAAGCGGCAATTTCAGCACCCGTCTTTCGGGCGCAACAATTACCGGTAATACGTTACAGGCGACATCTGGACAGTTTAATTTTTTAAGCGGCGCCACTATTACAGGTGGCTTGGTTGAGGGTATCAGTGGTATTTTCGGTACGCTTGTAACGCCCGTCCTGAACGTAAACGGTAATCTGTCCGTTGCAAGTGGCTTAACCGTTACCGGTCTTGCTCAATTTGCATCTGGCGTACAAGTCACCGGAACATTATCAGGAACAACTGTTACTGGAGCCACGGCACAGTTTACAAGTGTCACTGGTGTAACCGGAGTATTTACAAGTACGTTATCTGGTGCATCTATTACAGGATCAACTGTTAACGCCACATTAATTACTGGTGTTTCTGGAACTTTTACGACGCGAGTATCAGGCGCAACCGTTACAGGTAACGTAGGTTCTTTTGGTTCTGTCAGTGGCATTTCCGGTGTATTTTCACAGGTTCTTTCAGGTGCTGTAATTACTGGAGACGCAGGTCGTTTTGCAGTAATAACTGGCGTGTCCGGTGTTTACACCAATCTTTCGGGGACCACTGTTACTGGCAACACGGTATTGGCTACCAGTGTTACAGGTGTTTCCGGTGTATTTACCAGCCGCATATCGGGTACAACCGTTACTGGTACCAATGCATCATTTACGAATATTACAGGTGTCTCTGGTGTATTCACTGCACAAATTTCAGGAACCACAATTACAGGTGTCAGTGGAGCATTTACCTCTTTAACAGGTGTAACCGTTGTAGGCACCACACTTGTCAGCGGTTTGACAGTTAGCGGCAACACTGTTGCTGGAACAGTTGGTACGTTTATTTCGTTAACGGGCACCACGTTTACATCCACTACTGGCAGCATCACGACCCTCACTGGCACGACGGTTTCTGCAACAACTGGACTTTTTCAAACGATAAGTGGTGTCAGTGGGGTGTTTGCATCAGGATTAACGTTCAGTGGTCAAACAGTTGCCACTCAACCATATGCAGACAACGCTTCAATTGTGTTTGCCATTGCCCTAGGCTGAAGACCTTATAATTAAGAAAACTGTATCGATATTGCAAATAAATGGCTCGTTTTATTTCTGTTGTTAGGCGAAGCATTGCTAGCGGTGTCGCGTCTCCGACCGTAATTATTTCTGGAACGTCTAATTCCAGTGGTGTGCCCGCTGGTACTTACGGAGTAATCCTTAGCATTCTTGCTTCTAATACAACAGCTAATTCTCAGAACGTAACCGTACAGATTATTAAATCTGGTGGCACCATTACAGGGTCTTTAATTACGTCTGGCACTGTTCCAAACCAATCTTCTCTTGAATTCATGACCGGCAACAAGGTCATTGTTCAGTCTGAAGATATTATTCGAGCATATGCTGGGACGGGGTCGTCGGTTGACGTGACTGTTTCTTATATGTTGAACCCTCAAGATAACACGATCTAGTCATGCCTTACATTGGAAATGTCACCACAGATTTTAATGTTGGTACCGACAACATTAATAATGGCGCGGTAACAGGCGAGAAGCTTTCTTTGCCATTTGATTATGACAGCGGAACTTTATATTTAGATCCCACTAACAATCGTGTGGGCATTGGCACTACAAGTCCTAACTATATTTTAGATGTTAACGCAATAGGTTTCTCGGTTGGTGCTGCCTTTGCAACCGATCAAGCTGAAACATGGTTGTTTCTTAAAGATAGTGGAACTACACTTGGTCATGTCCGCATTGGAGTTGCTAGCAATAACATTATTTTCAGAAACAGTAACACTGAACGCGCCCGCATCGACAGCTCCGGCAGGCTCTTAGTTGGCACGTCTACGAGTACTTCCACAGGACCAGCGCAGGCAGCACTGCAAGTAGCAAGCACAACCAGAGGTGTTCTTTCCGGAGCTTATTATGGCAATGACGCGCTACCGGCGACAGTAATTTTTGGCAAATCCCGTGGAACTAGCGCTGGCAGCTTCACCTCCGTTATTGCCGATGATAGTCTGGGTCAAATTATTTTTGCTGGCGCAGACGGAACTGATCTTGTAAGTCAAGCAGCGGCAATAAATTGCCAAGTAGACGGCACCCCAGGCGCCAACGACATGCCGGGCCGCCTGGTCTTTAGCACCACCGCTGACGGAGCGAGCACCCCGACGGAGCGGATGAGGATTGACTCAAGTGGCCGCTTAGGTCTGGGGACTAGTAGCCCTAGCACCTTGCTTCACGTCAATACATTTAACGAAGCAACTGCAATTACAGTAGCCGCATCAAATGCTACGGGGGGGCAGTTATTACTTGGAATAGGGAATAAAAGCGCGAACACTCAGGCAATTGTTTCGACAGGGAATGGTCTTGACATTGGCACAACACTTGGAAACCCAATCACATTTTTTACAAACGGCACGGCAAATGAACGCGCCCGCATCGACGGCTCCGGCAGGCTTTTAGTTGGCACTTCTACTAGCACTAGTGATGCTCTTTTGCAAATTAGCGGAAATACAAGAACTACTGGCAATTATTACGGAAAAAGATTCTTTGCATCTCTAACAGCCGCAGCTGACGCAGGTACGGTATCAATAACATTTACGCTTGATGCTACTGCATCCACTTGGGGGATGCGCTTCAATCTATATGTGGACGGGGGATTTAACACGGGGAATCGAAGGGGAAGCGCGGAGTATGTTTTTTACGCTACGTCCCACGGGACAGGTGATACCATTTCAACTGCACTGTCTCCCACGGGCAATCTAGGGGTGTCTAACGTGCGAATTGTCAGTAGGAGTGCAACTTCTCTTGTGGTGGCCTTTGATAAGCTGAGCGGAGCCAATTACGGCTTTGCCGTTGACGGATCTACCACAAATGCATCTCTTGGTAATTCGTTTGTAAATGCAATTACTGCTTCTCTTGCTTAATTGCGAGATGTAGCAGGGTAGCGAGTTTGCACCTTTTGCTCCTGGCCACAGTTTTCTTGACACCATGACCGAAGACTTTTATTACGAGCCAAGCAAAAGCGTTTATCAGCACTACGCTTGGACGAATAATGGCGAAGTACGACTGTGCAACGATTCTGATGGGGAATACGAGCAGGTATTCGCCAATCGAGAGGAGTTTCAATGTTTTGTTGATCACCTGATGGCAGTGGCTGATGAAGCCTGGCCGAACTGATCAGTCCTACTCACTACTGTTTATTGTTGAAGTAAAAATAACGTTTGTTGAAACCGAATAAAGTAAAATAAGAACATAAGATTTATGTTCCGTAATAAAAATGTCTTATATTGGGCAGCAGCCGGTTGTTGGACGTTACATCCTCCTGGACCAGATCTCCGGAGGATTTAATGGAACCGCAACCGGCTTTACAATGGCAGCCGGTGGTCAAGGCGTTCTTCCAGGCCTGGCGCAAAACGTACTACTATCCCTTGGCGGTGTCATTCAGCAGCCCGGTGTTGACTATTTAATCTCTGGTTCTGGCCTCACATTTACAACTGCACCTGTCGCTGGCACAACATTTTTTGCCACCGTATTGGGTGACATGCAGGCGGTGGGCACTCCAAGTGATGGCACAGTTTTACCTGCATCTATTGCAAGTTCTGGTACGTTTGTATTCCCAAATGTCACCACTACTGGGACAACATTAATTGCATCAGGTACTGCAGGGGCTCCATCTTTAGCGGTAATTGGGGATGTCAATACAGGTCTTTATTCCCCAGGTGCTGATCAGTTATCTATAGCCACAAATGGTACAGAACGTTTACGTTTAGATTCGACCGGACAATTAGAAGCTGTATCATTGGGCAGTGCTGCAGCTCCAACATATAGCTGGACCACAGACCCAGATACAGGAGTATACTCTCCTGGTGCAAACCAAGTAGCCATCTCAACTAATGGCACGGGGCGGTTGTTTGTTGATGCGAGTGGGCGGATTGGCATCGGCCAATCTGCCATATCTTCCCCACTAGATGATTTACATATTTCATCTGCGGAGCCCGGCTTTATCCTGGAAGAAACAGACGCAGGAACCGACGAGAAAAGGTGGCGCATTAGAGCAGAGGGATCAATTCTGCGGTTTGAAGGCGTCAACGATGCGTTTAACGCAACAACTGCATGGTTAAACGTCACACGCACCACTGGCGCACGCACTGTTGACAACATTGCGTTTAGCACTGGCACCACCGAGCGCATGCGCCTGGACTCCAGTGGCAGATTAGGTCTGGGGACTAGTAGCCCGCAGCGCCTTCTTACCCTTACCAGTGACGGATCCATACATCAAATTGCTTTTAATGACAGCGACCTTGGTGCTTCGGGGGCGTGGTGGCTAACCGGCAACGTAAATGGTGTTTATAAGATAACCCAATCAACTAACGCGGTTGGATCACTTACAAGCCTTGAGGATCGCTTGGTTATTGACTCCTCAGGCCGCGTAGGGATTGGCACTACTACGCCTGCTGGAAGACTTCATCTTTCTGATGGCAGCAGTGGTCAGGCTACTGTCAATAGCTTTGCGAACACTCTAGTTGTAGAAGATAACGCATCCAATGGCATTTCAATTCTTACTCCTAGCACAACAACAGGAAGCATATTTTTTGGCGATGAAGCAGACAACTTTGTTGGAGGCATTCGTTACGACCACACTGATAACAGCTTTCAGCTTTACGCAAATGACAGCGAACGCGCCCGCATCGACAGCTCCGGCAGATTGTTAGTTGGCAAGTCTACTGCAACTGGGGCAGCAATTTTTCAAGTACAAACACCTACTACGCTTTCTACGACGAATGATGAAGGTGTAGAATTTACAAACACTTCTGCTAAGGTGTATCCCACTACGGCAAACTTTGGTGTTACCGCAGGCTTAAGCCAAAACATTGAGTTAAGTACAGCTCAAGTAATAGACACTGTAACTCCTGGTGGATTTAACTTTGTTTATGGCATTCAAAATGTACTAACAAAATCTGCGGGAAACACGCAAGACATTGAGCGATTATACTTTAATGGTTTTAATCAAACTTTTACTTGGGCGGACGCCAATACTTGCAAGCAGTATTTATCATTTACAGATATTTTTAATTACTCTGGTTATAATGCCAACTCTCGCACATCGTCAAGCTTTGCTGCAAACACCGTAAGCCTAAATGCCCCTGATACACGAACGCAAACAATTGCAAATATTACTTCTAACAGTTTAAGAGTCGCGCCGGCAGGTACATCTACAGTAGCTATCACAAGTTGGGCAAGTCAAAGTCCAGGATTGTTACTTTTAAGTGCTTCTACTGGCACCAAGACATGCACTCTGACTGATGCTGTTTTCTATGACACTAGCACTATTTGGGGAACCAGTGTTACTACTGGGACATTAGCTGCCACAATTACAAATTTATTCGGGCTTCGTTTACGTCCACCTGCAAGTACCACCGGATTAACAATTACAAACAACTGGGGGCTGTATCAAGAATGGTCCTTGGCTAAAAACTGGTTTGCAGGGGCATCCAATCAATACCCCAACATCACCACAACAGCGTCTGGTGCTAATGCCTTTCTTGATAGCGCTAATTCAAACAGGCTCTACCGTTCAACCTCATCATTAACCTACAAGCGTGATGTTGAAGACCTTGACAGTAACCTTGCTGATCAGATCCTCAACCTACGTCCTGTCTGGTATCGTTCCAAATGTGATTCTGATTGCCAAGATTGGTCTTGGTACGGTTTAATTGCCGAAGAAGTAGCCGAGATTGATCCTCGTTTTGTTCATTACGGTTACCAAGAGGATGCCTATGAATTTATTGATGTAACAGAAACCGTTGAGTTGCCGTTAAGCGACCCAAGGCGGAAAGAGGGTATTGAAACGGAAGAGATTACCCGCCAAGAACGTCAATTAAAAGCAGATGCACAACAAGTTCCGAATGGTGTTGCTTATGAACGCCTGGTAGTGCCACTGCTGGACATCATTAAACGTCAGAAGAGTCAGCTTGAATTAATTGAAGCACGCTTGGCGGCTCTTGAAGCCCGTTAGACCTGCTCATTAATTGCTCACTGGTAAAATAAAAAAAACTATTTGTTATGGCTAACACTGTTTGGGATATTACCAACATGGAACGTCATCTTCCCGATGGCGAAACTTGTCCTGATGGCGCCATCTACACTATTCACTGGACTGCATCCCTGGAAGAAGACGGCGAAACAGCAGGTGCATACGGCAGCATCGGCCTTGGCGATCCCGACCCCGACTCCTTCGTTCCTTTTGACCAACTGACTAAAGAAGAAGTTGTTGGTTGGGTGCTGTCGGCACTTGGTGTTGATCAGGTTGTTTCTATTGAAGAGGCACTGCACAACCAAATTCAGCAAAAACTTCATCCCACTTCTGCGCCTGGTGTTCCTTGGTGATTACTTGCTATACTTTTTAAAGTCACTTGTTTAACATGGCTTGCAAAAAGTCTGAGCTTGTCTCTGCAATTAATTCCTTTGGTTCTGCCCGTGCTACCGGCGATGGCAACCTCATTGCTTTTGCCGGTAACTTGATTGGCCAACTCTTAGATACCCTTGAGTTTGAGCCCGAAACTCCGGAAGAAACCACTGAAACTGAAGTTGTAGAGTGATTTGGTACACCTGATTTAGAGTTAGTAAAAAGCTCTAGGTCGATGTCCATAAAACTTGTTGAAGCGGCTCGGTACTTCAAGGAACAGCCACATCAAATTGATGCGTGGAATTGGCTCCAGGCTCAGATACCCTCTGAGACCCTGGAGTCTTTTGCTATCAAATACCGCACAGCGCCAAAACCTGTGGAAACCTACCCCAATACTTGGGAAGGTGTGATGAAAGCAGGTAAAGACGCTGGTGCAAAATATCCTGAATGCGTTGCTGCTCAATGGGCACTCGAATCAAATTGGGGTAAAGACACCTCGGGTACTCATAACTATTACGGGCTTAAGGGATCTGGCACTACGGTCAACACACAAGAATTCATCAATGGTCAATGGGTAACAATCAAAGCTGGGTTCATTGATTTCCCCGACCTTTACACCTGCACTTGTTACTTAGTTGACCGCTGGTACAAAGACTACGGCACATACAAAGGTGTGAACCGTGCAACAAGCAGGAACAACTGTGCACAATTATTAGTTACAGAAGGATACGCTACAGATCCTGGCTACAGCACCAAGCTGATCCAGATAATGGATAAGCAACTTGGCACGCCAGGAGGTAATACCACTGATGCGACAACATCTAAAACACTGTCTGTACCTTACTTTTATCAGCTTGATAATCAGTCTGGTACGGGATATCGCGAGTGTTTTTCTTCGAGTTGCGCCATGGTCGCAGCTTATTATAATTTGGTAAAATCGGACGACGAATACAATAAAATTCGTGCTAAGTACGGAGACACTACCAATAAAGATGCTCAGCTTGCAGCTTTGCGTTCCCTGGGACTCAAGGCGACATTCATTACCAATGGTAATTCTGCCCTACTAGAAAATGAAATTCGCAACGGCAGGCCAGTAGCTGTTGGTTGGTTGCACCAGGGGAGTATCAACTACCCAACTGGTGGTGGACATTGGACTTGCTGCATCGGGTTTACACCAGATACATTTGTACACAACGATCCAAATGGTGAGGCCGATATGTTAAACGGTGGGTACGTCAGTAATTCTGCTGCACGTGGCAAAGGTGTGAAGTACAGCAAAAAAAACTGGTTGCGCCGCTGGGAATGCGACGGCAATAATACAGGTTGGGCAATTCTTGTATCAAAGTGAAACGTAATAAAGATTTAAAGATTCGCGTCAATATCTGCTGGGAGGTTGGCGACGAAAAAAAGTGCGCAACCCTCAGCAAAGAAGAGGCTTACGCAACAAGAAAATGGGTTGAAGACAACGATGGCGTTGTGTTCTGGAGTCAGGTCTTACCTGATTGATCAGCGCTGTTTGGCACGGCCAATCACCAGGCCACCAATTTCAATTAGGCGGTAAACTTTACGCAAGAACTGATCGTCTCGCGGGGTCGGAGTCAACGCGCAAATAGCAGAACACGCCGCATGAATGGCAAGAGCCACTTCAAGGTACTGGTTAAGGTGTGCCATGGGGTTATCGTGTTTCTTTTATTCTAATTTAGTTACTGTATAAAAAGTATTTGAATTCATCATTGATTACCCAGTCTTTGTCCTCATGTTTTGTAAACCATTTCTTCCAAACTTGAAATTGTTTTTCTGGCAAAGCTGATTCACATCTCAAGCAAAGGGAATCCCCAGGAGGTAATTCACCAATCCATTGACGCACTTGACGAATAGCCAAGGCTTGTGTCCTGGGACCAAGTTTACCTGTTAACTTTGAACTTAAACGATTTACTGAACGTTTTTTTCTTTGCTGCAACCAGTCGTTAATTTGTTTTTTTGATTTGCCTACCGCTAGGCTTGCAAGCCAAACACAATTATTTTGTGTGCGCATCCAAGGTATTAACCGCAGTTTTAAAACCATGCCTTGCGGCAGAGCAATTGTTTTAATTTTTTTGTTTCGGCGTAGCCTTAAGCTCATTGTTAGTAATCAGTCTTCGTAAACTCGACACTCTGGAGCCCAAGGATTTAGTTCACAGTAAACTTCAAAGTTTGTTTTTTGCTTTTCTGTTTTCTTTTTGGGTTTTGCAAATAAACCTACCAGCCAGCGATAAAAGGTGGTCATGGTTTTGTTGTCAAAGGAATAAGAACTTCTGGGAAGGGGGCGTAGTCTTGTCGTTCTCTGCGCCAGGCAGTTTGCCATTCTGTCAAAGAGTGCTCATGGTCTTCAGCACCGGTGTAATTTGGCGTTGTGTCAATAAGAATAAAGCTTTCTTCGGTGGTATCTTCATAGAGTAATCGACTGTAGTCTTCCAGGAGTAAAACTGGTGTTGGATCCGCAACTTCTATTACAATAGCAACGGCATAATCGAGTGGTTCATTTCGAGTACTTGAAACACATAAAAGATACTCGCCAATTCCCAATGGGTAGTAGCGGTCATCGCCTTTATCCAGACGGCGTGGGTCGTAAAAATTGTATAGATCTGATTGAGCATTCATAACGTGCCCAACATAAGGATAAAATAAGCTCCCGTCAGTAGATACTGCTACACTATCAGCATCAAAAACACTGCGCCCTTCAATTGGGTACATGTTTAAATCAAAAGCAGATACCTGAATATACTTGGGACGCGGTGGACCCTTGGCAATAATTAGCCAAGCGGGTGTATCAAGTTTTATTTTGAACCAATGATTCATGGTTCCACCGCCAAAACCTCCGTTGGAATATTGATTTGTATCAGCACGACCAACAACTTTATTTTCTGGTCCTAATGATCCACGTAGTTCCCTCAACGACGTTTCGCTAAAAGCGCCGAGAAACAAAGGGTTTTCTTTTGTGCGTTGGCGTTGAGAAGAGCTATTTGAATAACGGGACATTATTTGCTTATTGCCTTAATTTCTATTTTACTCTTGAGTTTCTTTTAGCAACTCTGGCTTGGTAATTGAGAACTTGTATTGCCGTTTAAGAAACGTTCCAAGGGTTCCCGCTTCTTGTTGTTGTGCATAGAACACAAGCTTGTTGGCTTTAAACTCTGATTCAAAAGGTGCAATTACTTGAGGTGGTGTTGTGCGATTAAAGCTGGACACCATATGCAAGGGGTTAAAGCATTGTTTGTTTCCACATGTTCGCGTGACGCTAAGGGTACCAACGTCACCCCAGGCGCATTGATAAATTGCTTTGTGCAGTGTCACATTTTCGGCAGCTTGCTTGCTATAAGCAGCTCGATAAGAGGGCATGCATACACGCCTAGGTTCTTTATTGGTTGATTTTTTGGGCAGCCAACAGTCTTTGGTATCACCTATCTCAATTGAGTCCCAGATTGTGGCGTACTTGTGCTTGTAGCGAGCATCAAGGTAATTGAGGTCAAATCCACAGATGTTTGAAACAATCTTATGGACGCACTCATAGCACCAATGTTGGTCTTGTTTGCGAACAGTGTGACCATGTGCGCAGGGATAACCAACGTAGTAGCCAGCTTGCTCCAGGTCATCCTCTGAAAGTTTGGTTAAGTCTCCTAAGTATTGAAAGGAGACAACCGCTTCAATTACCTTCGCCATTTTCAGGATTGGTGTTGGGGTTGAAATCTGAACGCACTGTGCGTGGCTTAGCTGCTTTGGGCTTTTTCCTGGCAAAAAGATGAAGAAGTTTCCGATTGTCCTTCTCCGGATTGTCATCACCATGAATGACATCCATGTTGCCGGGGTCCTTGCCCGTGCGTAGGTAGTACACGATGCGGTGGGCGTGGAACTGGTCGCCATTCATGCGAATGACGTAGTACTGACCGGTGCTGTTCCACTTGCCAGCCATGTCACCAGCCTTGTGTCGGCCTGTTGTTTCCCTCCATTCCAAGGCACTGGGGTACTTGAGGGACAACTTGAGCTTGGCTCTGAGGTACCAGAGGGGTAGGAGAGGTTTGTACGCCCTTGGCATGGACTCCATAATCGGATAACCAATCATACATGCCACTGATAGGGGCGTCAAGCAGGGGGTTGGTGGGTGGAAAAACCGACTATACCCCTATTTTATCTTTTATATAACCAGGATTACATTTTGGTCCATTTTGTAATGGTGCTCTGCCTGAGTGCCTTGTATAATCGGAATCTCATCCCTGTCTCAGATCTGTCTCACTAAGCAGGTACAATCGGAAAACATTACACTTTTGCCCAAAATGTAATGCTGGCCATATAAGGGTTAGAACGGGGGTATAGTCGGAAAAACCACCCACCCTTCGCCCACCAAACGCCTCTTATTCGTACTCATTCCGCATAAGACGCTGCACCCCTGGTACAAACCAACTACCTTTCTTCTGTTTAGCAGTCTCACGACCCAATAAAAAGCCCCCGCTGGTGCAGGGGCTCTTGTCTCACCAATATCAATTCACGTGCCCAGGCGTTTCTTCTTGCGTTTGCTGCGGGGCGTGATTTCTGCCGGAGGCTGTGCTTCCGTCACATCATGAGCAGCGCCGTAGGAGCCGTCTAGTACCTCCTGGAACAGCCCCGCAAACTGAGGTGCGATGTTGTCCCAGTCGTAGTAGGGAGAGGTGGCACGCTCGTAGCAGAGGCGTGCAGTCTCATCAAGCTTCTCACGGTTCTCATAGAAATCCGTCAAGATTTCGGCAAGGTGATCAGAGGAGGGGCAGGGCATTTCCCGTGCGTAGTTCGTATCCACATCAACGTGGTCACAACGGATCAGGCGGCCAGCACCCTCGAAGATCTCTTTAGTACTGGTATGGTCAGGCACCACCTGAGCAACACGGCAGCCCGCATGCTCATGGTTGACCAACCCATGGCCCTCACCCTTGCAAGTGTTGACGCCTACATCGGCTGCGTTGTAGATCGCATTCAGGAAATCCACCTCTACATTCGGCGGTCCTTCAGATTGCGCAGTAAGGATGATGCGTCCGTTGGGATCTAGACCCTCCCGACCCATTGCCCTAGCGAACATCGGCATCAAGTCCCAGCCTTGATCTTTGAGTCCCATGTGTAGATACAGTTGCGTATCCGGCTTGTCCTTTGCAAACTTGGCAAAAGCTTCAACCGTAATATCGATCCGTTTGCGGAACTGGTTGCGGTTACCGTTGAACACCACAAAGATGTCATCCGACAGACCCAGACGCTTACGGGCCTCACTCTTATCCATGGGATAAAACTGACCCTTGGTAACGCCGTGAGGAATTACAGCGATGGGCTTTTGGTAGCCAGCAGCCACCACCTCTTTTGCGCCAAATTCCGTATAACAGATAGACGCATCCCAATCATTCATGGTGTCAAGGATGCACCCAGTCCAGCCGTAGCTGTCCATGGGGTAGTAGCCAACAAACTTGAAGGCTCCAGTCTTATGGATGTCCTGGATCTGACGATACAATTCATTCAGAATCCACAGATCATTCATGATGAAGATGAGATCCGGCTTCTCTTTCTCCACAATCTCTCGAATGCGTTGCTCACCAAAAGGTGCCGTCTGGTGCCGATTAGACGAGGGATAAATCAGGTACTTATCACAGAGCGGGTGCGGGTCACCCCACCAGTTATTACCGAGCACTACAACTTCATACTCATCACAGATGCGCTCAAGCACATTTTCCGTGACGCGAGCAAACCCGGTCTTGGCGATGATGTCACCCGACCAAAGCAACTTAGGTTTTTTAGTCATTTAATAGAGAACGTCTTGATCAACTATACAGAAACACAAGGAGTTGTTGATCGCACTAATTCTTTTTGTTCGGCTATTTCTGCTTTGAGTTTTGTTTTTAAAAACTCAGCTGCTCGATGCGTTTGCGTTGTGTCACCACAGGTATACAAATCGATGGCACAGTATCCAATCTCTGGCCATGTATGGATACTTGCGTGAGATTCTGCTAGTAGTGCAAGCAGCGTCACGCCTTGCGGCTCAAATTTTTCACCAATGATCCGTAGGATATTGGCTTTAGCCATAACAAGAGAAGCCTCAAGCAATCGCTGAAGCTCCTCGTAGTCATTCAAAACCTCTGGGTCACACCCATAGAGATCTAAGATTAAGTGGCGACCGTTACTCACATTTCTTCTGCAGCAACTTCCATTGTCTCATTAGTAGGTACATCTAGGGTAGATCCGTAGAAATCCCGATACTTTTCACGGTCGGAAGACACTTCCACAATCGACGGGTAAGCGTCATATTTTTGATTGGACTCCCGTACGGCGGCATTAAATACCCGCATGCCCTTTGTATTCTTGGTGGCATAGACATTTAGCTTGAGCTGGTGCTTGCAGATGTCAAGGAACAGGGGTTCAAATCGGCCACGTGACATGATACCAACGTTGCAGCTACGGCAGAACTCTGCATAACTTGCATACATCCACTGGTTCCAGTTCATGTACGCACCTGAGCTTCCACCAGGCAACGGCTTACAGAAACCAACAGGAGCAGATGCACCTGGGTCAAATACAACCTTGTGATCCAGCCAATCCAACAGTGGGTTGGAACGCAGGCTTTGCTGCTTCTCATACCGCTGGAAGAAATCAACTTTCTTGCCGGTCTCCATCAGGTATGTCCGCATTTCTTCTGCAGACATATCCAATAACCAGTTCACCAGACCAGGCAGCATAGGTGCAAACACACCCTGGGGCATACCCTTGGCATCAAACTTGATCAGTTCTTTTTGCTCTGCTTGTCCACCTTCAAATGGACGATCAAACGGAACAGTGAGACGGCGACGAGCAAGGCCAGAAGTGTAGTCAGTGGACTGAATAGCTTCGTTGGCCGTGATCATGACGACCCCATGGTACTGGAAGGGATCTTGACTTTCCGTCTGATACTTACGTTCAGAACGGATCCAGTCATTACCAGTGATGGCCTTTAGTTTTGATACCGACCCACCCCAACGGTCTGCATCCTGGAACAGTAGCAGCTTTTTACCCATGTAGCTAGCTGCCTCAAACCTGTTTTTTTCCAGATTTTCAAAGTCTGTTGAGTAGGTATTCTGCTTACCGACCAATGCCACGGCAAGGTTTGCGTAGGTGGATTTACCCGACTTACCTGGACCCACAATCTCAATAAACTTCTGGATCTCGTAGCAGCCCAGGAGTGTGGCCCGCAACCATGCACGTAGAACCTGAGCACGTTGCCAGCTACCGTGTTGAGTGTGCTTCAGCCAGATAACAATTTCTTCACAAGTGGCAGATGCGTCATAGTTGTACGGCATCTGTTGAATCATGTGAAGCTCCCTATCAAAAGGAAGTAGTTCACGTGTATCAATATTCAGGACACCATTGGTGAACAAGAGGTACTCACCGCCTTCATACCAATTGTCAAATGCCAGCTCAGCCTGCAGCTGAGCAAAGACATCATTCATAAGGTTTGTACTGAACCCCTTGGGAAGGAAGTCACCCAACTCTTTGAGCTTGCCCCTTATATCACCAAGCACGTCGATCTTGGTCAGCGGCGACCAAAGGCCTTTCTTTTTGTCCTTCTCATATAAGAAGAACTGACCATGGGGTTGACTGTACAGCAGATTGCCCCTATACATTTGTAGCAATACATCCGTGACCTTGTCCGATGAAGGGTTCCGTCCTTTGGAGTCTTCTCCTTCTTTGTTTACCTGTGTTGCCGGCACACGCTTCGTCTTCTTTTCAAAAACAGGCGCCTGCTCTAATGTGGTTCCCTGACTCATCTCTAGATCCTGTTCTAATTCTTCCAGCAATTTCGACACATGTTCTAATGTCGCATCATCGACATTCATCGCCCTGTGATCCTGAGGCGGCTGCCAACCGTTCTCCTTCGCAATGTGAACAAGAGAACCAATCCCACGACCACCACCACGACTGAACGACAGCCAGCGACGGTGACACTCACCTTCCTTGTACTTCTCCGATTGCTTGGACCAGTTATCCCATTCATCTAACAGGGATTCATCCAGCGAATGAAGCGACTGACCGACTGTGATCCAAATGTCGTAGTCATCAGTTGCTTCCGGAGGCAGTGCCCACATTGCTTCCCTTGCCAGCTGCATGTCCCGATCAAGATCGATCTGAACATTGACTGCAAAACTTGGGCCAACAAGCCGAGTAGTTTCCTTGGCAGGAACCCCTTGCTTTACGTTCTTGTTGATAATGGCATTCAGCAGCCATTCCGGAAACTCAGGCAGTTCCTGGACCCACTCAAAACCACAGTCTTCACCTGTGAAGTAACCATCGGTCTCAGGGTGCAGACCCATTAGCACACCCTGATGCCGCTTCCAAAGAATCTCAAGTTTTTCTTTGTTCTCTTCCCCGTGCCAGGTGTATTTGTTCCTGACAAAATGCTTGTGTTTCTCTCGGTCTAGCCGATACAGTTTCCGCTCACGACCAATTTTTCCGCTGAAGATACTCAGCGTTGGGGGCAGTGCTTCATTAAGAGGCAGGCCAGAGATTTGTTCAATAAGTGGATAGATGCTCGGTCCATCAACATCAACCCAGACCAGGCCATAAGGATAGTTGTAGACAGGGCCGCCAAGTAAACCGACAGCTTTGCATTTGCCGGTAAGGATTTCCTCCTCAATTTCCTGTGCACTAAATGGCTTGTTCTGCCAACCTGATACATATGGATCCTTGTTTGCGCCAAGCGGCGTGAGCGGCCAATCCTTGGGGATGTAGTCAAGACGTACCTCGCCGGGTTTCAGGGTCAATTGTTGTTTGCTTGTCATGCTTCCGTTTGCTGCTTGATCTCCACTTTAAAGTCCCGCTCGGGAAATACCGCGTCCTTCACCAACGTATACGCATGAAGATGCATGTAAGTAGGCAAGAGAAAACAATCCCCATCCATCGCATTCATCATGCGATTTTGGAGTGCGTTCATCCACTCGCCTACGGAAACCGGGATTTCCATAGGAGGCTTGACTTGTGTGTCTTCTTATCCTACGGCCGCCAATCCAGGAGGGCCATCAAGATTTTGTTAAATCACTAAGTCTTACTGGACTCATACGAAAAATTCCACGGGTTTTTTTCATCGACTTCATCCCATTCGTCCATCAGTCTGTTGTAAACATCTACAGGATCCTGCCTAGTCTTAATGCAAGACGAAGTTGCGACAGACCAGGCAATACGCTTGCGTCTTTCCATGGGATCATCAGTATTCCAGGGCATGGCTCAAATCAAATCAGGATCATAAACATTGCAGCGTTCGATCTGGCTGTAGTACTCAGCTACGACTGCCAGCCAGTCACCCCTTAACGAATCCAAAAACTTCCTGGAGATCTTGAAGACTTGAGTGCGGACAGGCGTGGACACCAAGATGGCTGCCTGCTGGACCCGCATCCCAAGAGTCTGCTCAATACCAAGATCGTACGCAGCAAGTTGCTTGCACGTCTTTTTAAATTTCATGTGCCCACCGAGGATATCGCGCCACTCCATCGACCCCTTCTCCAGGTCCTTGGGCCACTTGCGACTGTAGGGTTTGACACTGGTCTTAAGGTCGGCAAGCGTCAGTTTGTTCCCTACAACACCAATGATGTCAGGCGAACCAACCCAAGCCCTGCCCTCATCATCATGTGCCCACACCCTGCCGATACCATCGTCTGATAGTGTGAATTGATGTTTGTCGAGCAGGGGCGTCTCAGCCCATAACACCTCGTCAAACTGATCGAGGATCCCTGGCATACCAGACCAAAAATCCTGGTAGTCAGGTGGGATTTCAGGGTTCTTATCCCCTTTCAGGTAGCACTCCATGCCATAGTGGATAGCTGTACCACGTTCGGCAGCAGCTTCTTTTACGCCTGGATTGTTCTTACTCCACATCTCCAGCTTCCGTTTGTTTGCTTCGGATGCTGTCTCTGAAATTATTGTTGTGACCGATGGCGCCGGCCCAGTTACAAACGGGGTATGGTAATGTCGCTTTCCGTTAATTGTAATACGGGCGGGGCGGCTGTTCAGCTCCCGCATCAACTCTGGTTGCTCTTGATATTTCAGCGACCATGGATCGCTTGACTCAATTCTAGCAACCATTGAAGGTTTTGTATATTGCTGTTATCCTAACGTATATGCCTAGTAATTGACGATGGAAAACCAAAGGCGAACAATTATGTGGCTGATTGCCGCTATTGTTCTTGTCGTAGGTCTTGACGCCTACCTGTTTGCTGCCGAAGTTTTTAGAAACCAATGAACAAAGCAGTGCTTTGGATCCAAGGTTGGTACAACTGCCTGTCCTGGATCGTCCAAGAAATTGTCAGCCGCTACTGCCCAGACTTAAACATTGCAACCTTGCCGACCCACCCTGAGGATTACCTCTGGTACGCCGAGCGTTTTAATGGTCGCGCCGCCATGCTTGCCGTAATTTTTATCCTGCAATGGGAGTTTGTAACCCACAAATCCAT